CTCAAGTTGGTGCTGGCCCGCTGGGTCATTCAAGTGAACGCCGTACTTATATTTCTGTATTGTGAGGTTTCTTATACGACACTTGGCAGAAGTGTTCCTGATTTCAATAGCAGTTCCTGTGTAATTTGTTCCTTCAAAATTCAAATCAGAAACAACAGCAAAACTCTGATCAATCCTAAATCCGCCGTGTTTGATCCGAGAAGATTGTCCCGTCCCCATAATTGAGACGGTATTTTTTGCGAGCTGGTCCGAGGTAATATCAAATACGGTTGTGGTTGCTCCGCAATAGTAATCCCCTTGGGGAAAGTACAAACATGCAGGCTTTTCGTTATCCCAGTAAGTTGTTTTTGCATAAGTAATCGCTGCATTAATAGCAGTAGTGTCATCAGTAGATCCATCTCCCTTAGCACCAAAGTCCCTAACATTTACATAGTCAGCAAACCTAGTCTCCAAAGCTCTAGCTTCAGATGATCCAGTGCTTATTGCTGTACTTTTACTGATGTTTCCAAAAAGATTATTATTTAGGTGTAAGTCACCAAGTACAGACACCTTGTTTCGATGAACACGAAGCGAACTGAACTCGGTTGGAACACCATCGGCTTGCGTTGCGCCATGAGCACCATCAGTACCTCGATACGGGGTTTCCATCTTCAAGACAGGCTGTTCGTCTAATGTACCTCCTACGTCATTTGCATCGTCATCTTCTCTACCAACTTCAAAGGAACACCAACCCCTTTTGGCTCCGGGTCCGTGAGGAAGAACGTCTGTATCATCCACTGTTCGTCCTCTACGGTTTCCGAAGAAGGTAATCATTTGATGTAAAGGTGCTCCCTGATCATTGGCATCTAAGTAAAATATTTGTTTAAGTCTAGAGTGATTAAATCGAATATGCTCGCAATTGTGGAGATAAGAAACATTAATATTACACTGGGTAAACCAAAGATCGTATACTCCCCGTGTCATATCAGCGTATCCATCTCTTGATCCCGTTCCGTCAATGTACAAATCCCAACCCGGTAAGAATAAGTAGTAAGGATTATTAGAACCAGAACTCGGTATTGTCGCACCTTCCCATACACCCCAGTTTGCTGCGGTATTATCATCACCCAATGTCCACTCTATTGTATCTTCGTCTATAACTGTGAATCTACCGTGTAAATCGTAACCATCGTGATCTTCAGTAATATCTGTACCCAAAGCAACCCTAGTAATAACAAAAGTAGTTTCTCGTAATTTATGAGGCTCTACAAACTTAATTCGCATTTTTGCTCCGCTTTCCAACTTTGTGATACTTTGAATAGGAATAAGTAGTTCGTTCCTGCCTTTCGTACTATCATACGTATACCCATTAGGATCTGTATATTCTGTATAAATACCTCTAGCGTTTTTATAGTTTGACCAACCCCCCGCCCCACTTAAGGATACATTCTCAAAATAAGATTCAAGAACTGGACCAGCATAGGACTGATCCTTGTATCGTACAGGTAAAATCTCCATGTTCCTAAAGCCGCCATTGGCTCTGCATTGGCTCATGCGAACTTCGCCAAGTTTTCCCCATAACCTAAAGCCTACGTGTTGAGCCTGATTCGTGTCACACTCGCTCAGGGTTGGGCCAACACAGCAGTCAATAAAGAATCCGACGTTTCCACCTTGAATATTAACTCGGGTTACTCTAGTTCTATTAGTATTATTTCTCAGCCAAATTCCTTTATCATAATCTCGTATAGCAATGTTCTGTATATTTCCTGATCCTCCCTGACCCCCAATTACACCGCCGAAGTAATCTTCATTATAAAAATCATATCTACCGCCTCGGTATTCAATAGCGGTGAGACCTCCTGTCATTGCCGTTCCAGAACCCGAAGGATAGTCTCGACCCCAAAAACCTAAGTCTCTTACGTCAATACGGTTTGTATTAAAGGTAAGACCACCTCCAAGAAGTACTGAGAGCTGAGGGGACGCTCCCATCACAGTAACATGCGTGCTATCCTTGTTACTACTAGAGTGTCTTTCGGGATATGTGTGGTCAGTCTCCAGTACTAACGTAAGATCAAACTGAGTATTATTACACCAATAGATACCGGGTGGAAAGTAAAGCATACAGGGAGTAGAAGTCTCATAATCAAAATCTCTATCTTCCCAGAAGGTCTTTGCATGGGTAATAGCGGCATTGATAGCCGTGCTATCGTCAGTAACCCCATCGCCCTTAGCCCCAAAGTCTTTGACATTGACAACCTCAGCAAACCTATCTTTTAAAAGTCTAGGAGTATCGCTACCATCGGCAAGTAATTCTATGTTAGATAAGTCAGTTACCATTACGCTTGTCTCCTAAAGGGAATAGCATCCGTCATTTTTTCTAAGTGATCTAAAGTCTCTGAAGGAATAGAGTCTAAAGATTCTTTATTATCATTTACATATCCCCGGATAATCTGATACAGACCGGGGGTACATTTACGAGGATCGTCTAAGTCAGCCAGCAAAGCATCGGCTAACCTTTCGTTCAATAGGTTTACTTTTTTATTCATTCTTCTTCCTTTACCTTAAGAGTTCCTTCGTCAATCCACATATCCCCAACAGTAGATGGCATAGAAGTTGGAAGTCCAGTTACATTAATGCCGTTTGGTCCAATGGTATACCCGACAAGCTCTGTAGGTGCTCCCACAACAGGAGCCGTTCTTGCCGTATTAGTCTTGGGTGCAACTAGTTTAATCTCAGGAACAATATCAGCACCCGGAGTATTATTAGTTGACACCATTTCCATAGAGACCCAGCCAGCAGCAGCACCCGGACCATTAAACTGGCGATCACCCCACTGGTTTAAGCCGGAGGTATTTGCATATGTATTTATATCAGAATCACCGGGCGTGTATTGTTCCCAAGCAGTGGTGTTTCCAATATATGATTGATTATTAATTCCAGTTCTAGAGCCTACGAATGAAATACCTTCACAAGTATCCGCCATCCAGAAAGAAGTCTTTAGTCGGTTGTTTGTAAACCGATAGAAAGCACATTTTCCAAACCAAGTGTGATTAAAGCGGTTATCTGTAATCATTCCCTCGCGGTTACCTGAGCCAAAGATAGTATCTTCAACTGGAACCATCTTAGATTCTGGATGTAATATTTCATCACTCTCGTGATCATAATTATTAGGTTTAACATCATTATAATGCTGAGAGACAACAATTTTATTTTCTCCGGTTACCTTAAGTACAGTCGCTCCAGAATCGCCTACTTCATGGTCCTCAGTTGTAGTTGCACCGGTTATCGGATTGGTGGTAGTAGCTGTATAGTACCAATTTTCTTTCGAAGGACCCAATCCATAAGATACTTCTCCGCCGCCTTCGACATTACCTAAGGCATCATATGTATAGTCTCTTTTAATCAAATACCACACACTTATCTTTTCTGCATATCCTCTAGGGAAATGGGGGCCTATACGATCTCCCCTATTAAACTCATGTAGGTTTGTTTCTGAAGATACTTGATTAGCCGTAGCATCAAACTCAATTTCAGTCCATCCTCCTTTTGTACTACCATCGTCTCCGTCCCAATAAATAGTATCTCCTGAATATGGCCGGATACGTTTAATCCTAAACCCCTTAAGATTACCGCCTTGGCTTGTTCCAAAAGCACACTGCGATATCCTAGTGTTAAACACATAGGGTACGACAGGAGTTCTACCCTCAGCTACCCGTACACCCCATGGATCAGTAAACCGTCCAGAGCTATAGGTCCAGCCTTTTTTTTCTCCAGTTTCGCTGTCTAAGGTTACTTCTCCCCAGTCTCCCATCCAACCAGCCCCATATTCCGTAGTTTCTGAAGGAATAGTGCCGTCCTCTCCGTTATATGTGGTATAGCGACCAACTTTATTTAGATCTTTTTCAATTGTTCTAATGACCAGTCCCCCGTAGCCACAGTTATAACATTCTCCAGTTAAGATCTGAGTATTTTCAATCCTACTCTGGTTTACTCTAGGGGATTCAATTAAAATACCTTCCTTATGGCAACTCTGGATATGAAAGTCTTGAACCATAACTCCAGACGAGTGGATTACGATACCTCTTTCACAGTAATGTGCCATAACACCACGGTAGTATTGAGTAGCAGCTCCGTGAGACCAAGCTCCTGCTGTAGAATCATGAATAGCGTAGTTATATCCTTCTACAGCTATATTAGTAACATGCGTCATTCTTGTTTCAAAACCAATCTCAATCGCTGCTGAAGGAACTTTAGTTGATTTTCTTATCCATCTACCAGTCCCTTCTTCTGCATCAGCAGCCCAAGGGACTTTAATAGTAATAGTTTCATTTTCATAACCAGCTTCACCAGTCCCGTCAGCAATAGTCCCCGTCATACAGGGCACAGCCCGTTCGTTTTTAAACCAAAGTGTATTTATATTTGCATATCTAGTAGGAATAGCGCTATCATCATACTGGTCTGAATCAGGATCATATACAGGATTTTTATAATAGCCCTGCCGAGAGCCGGTATCGATAGCCTCATTATACATAAAGGCAGGCCCATACCATTCTGACCTAAACCCTAGATCACGGATTTCAGTAAATTCTGTGGATTGGTGAGCAAATTCACTAGTATTGTAATCTACTCCTTCCTCTTGAGTAACTAGACCATCATAAGGTCTGCTAGTAGACGAAAGTAGTTGACCACTTCCAGACCAAATTAAAAACCCTCCGTTCTTAATGATAGAGATAGTCCTACCTTCGCCTGCAATAGTAGCACGAGCAGGAAACTTAGTTCCGGTATTATCAACCTTAGCCCCAGTACATTTAACTGTGAATTGAGTATAGTCACACTCGTACACACCAGCTGGAAAGTACAAGATTGCAGGCTTAGACTCATTTGGGTTTCCATCTCCATCATCCCAGATAGATTCAGCGTAATCGAGGGCTGCTTGAATAGCCGCCATATCATTTGTAGTTCCATCGCCCTTAGCACCAAAGTCCTTTACGTTTACAACTTCGGCAAATCTGTCCCCCAAGAGTCTAGGAGTACTACTACCATCGGACGTTACTTCTACGTTAGATAAATTAGTTACCATTGTATAGTCCTCCTATCAACTATTAATACTTCTAGAGAGCTCATACCAACCATCGGCTGCTACTCTATGTCCTGTCTTTGTTAAATATACTAGCTCAATGAGATCATTCTCATCTGCCAAGCTACAATCCCCACCAGCTGTATGAATATTACCATCCCCGTCCTTTACAACAACGGTTCTATCACCGTGCTCTGCTTTCACAATCAATCGTTGTCCTGCGTTACCGTTATTGATAGTAACCAATTCATCAGAAGCATCGCCGTCACCACTAGCGTCAGACTCCTCTGTGTCTACTGTAATGATCGAAGGAATGGCAGTTCCTAAGCTAATCACTCCACTGGCTATGGTATACTCATTTGCACTAGCTTCTACCCAGCCATCTGAAAGGGTATTCTTAGGGACTGTATTAAGGACTCTCCATTTAGAGTGAGTACCTTCTTCGATTCTACAAGAAGCTGAAGCCCCAGTAAATTCATTACCATTTTTCATTCCCCAGAAATGGGGGTATCGAATCTTTGCCCAATCATTGTTAGTAGCATTATATGATCCTGTATAGTTAAAAACTAACCAGAAATCATGTTCTTCGCCCCACTTATGGGTACTATTGATTCCTAAGTCTGCACAAATTTGGCATCCAACGAGTTGGGCT